GTGGTCTGCCGTGACCGAAGCGACGAACAACACCGCCATCGAGATCAGCAATTACAGCGTCGAATGGAAATTGCATAAGGACGGCGCGCCCTGGCATTCCGCTGGCACGACGGATAAGACGCAGTTGGGCTTCGGCAATCTGGATTGTGGCACACAAATCGAGGTGCGCGTCAGAGCTGTGCCAACATACTCCGACAAGCTTGGCGAGTGGTCGGAAGTCTTCGTGGCCACCGTTGAATCGGACACGACGCCCTGTGCCATTCCATCCAAGCCGACCGTCTCGTCTGAGCTCGGCGTGGTGTCAATCCACTGGGATGGCAAGACCGCTGCCGGCGCGCAGATGGAAGCCGACTTCGACCATATCGAGGTGGGCGAGGGCATCAATGCCGCTGGAATGCAGGTCATCAGCGCTACCCAATCTGGTCAGGGCGATTATCTTGTGACCGGCCTCACGGGCGGCTCACAGCACTCTTACGCGCTCCGCTCCGTCGATCATGCGGGCAATAAGTCTGACTGGTCTGCGATTGCCACTGTGACTGTGGCTTCTGCGGTGTCGCCTGATGAGGTCAAGCAGATTCAAAAGGATTTGGCCGACAATCAGACGGCGTTGAAGGATAATTCTGCGAAGCTGACGCAGGCGCAGAAGGACATTGCGGCGAATCAGCAGGCGCAGGCTGCCACGTCGAAGGAGCTTGAGTCAGCGAAGGCTGACATCAAGGCGAACCAGTCGGCCATCGGCACGGCCAACGCCACGCTGAAGGACAATACCTCCAAGATTGCGCAGGCTCAAAAGGACATTCAAGCCAACAAGTCGAATCTTGACGCGGCGTCCAAGACGCTGGCACAGGCCAAGACCGATTTGACGCAGGCGCAGAAGGATATCGCCCAAACCAAGTCCGATCTGACCACGGCGAATGGTGAGATCAGCAAGGCCAAGAAGTCGGCGGCTCAAGCATATGCCGAAGCCCACTCGAAGAATCACACTTTCCGTGGGCCTGACATGCCGAAGGACAATCTCATCGTCGGCGACCTGTGGCTCAAGACCCAGAAGTATTGGACTCGCTGGCGGGGCGAGAAGAACAACAGCCCGAGCCTCTTGGCTGATTTTTACACCTACTGGCTCGGGACACCCAACGCCAGCCCATCCGTGCTCGTGCCGCTCTCCGACCGCGTTATCGACACGCTTGTCTGGGATGGTGCCGCGTGGAACCACATGGGCTATGCCGACGTGGAGCGCAATGCCGACGAAATCGCTCAGGCGAAGTCCGACATCGCCGATAACGCCGCGAAGACCACCGACGCGAAGAAGACTGCTGAGAACGCCGCTGCTGCCGCGAAAAACGCGCAGGGCACGGCTGACACGGCCACTGGTGCGGCGAAGACCGCGCAGGATACCGCCAATGCCGCCCAGACTGCCGCGAAGAGCGCGACGACAACGGCAGGTCAGGCGAAGAGCGCCGCCGACGCGGCGCAGACCGCCGCCGAGAGCGCGAAGAAGACCGCTGGCAATGCGGAGACGCTGGCCAACACGGCCAACGAATCCGCGAAAGCCGCCAAGTCCGACGCTTCCACCGCCAAGACGGATGCGGCCAATGCCAAGACCACCGCTGCCAATGCGTCGAGCGTGGCGACTCAGGCCAAGGCCACCGCCGATAGTGCGGCACAGTCCGCCACCGACGCGGCCACCGCCGCGAGGAAGGCGAATACCGCTGCCGCTGCCGCCGCTGGCGTGGCGAACGGCAAGGCCGACGTGCTTATCCAGGGCACGGCACCGGCCACGTCGATGCGCAAGGCTTCGACCTTGTGGATTGACACCACGAACGGTGCGAACACGCCGAAGCGCTGGAATGGCAGTGCTTGGGTGGCTGTGACCGACAAGGCCGCTACCGACGCCGCGAATGCGGCTGTCAAGGCGAATGATGCGGCCAAGACCGCTCAAGCCACCGCCGACAAGGCTTCGACCGCTGCCGCCAACGCGGCTTCTCAGGCTAATCAGGCTCAGGCCGCAGCCAAGAAGGCGCAGACAACCGCCGACGGCAAGAACCTCATCTACCGTGGCCCCGACGAACCGAATCATGACGGTCTGAAGCCGGGCGACATGTGGTGGCGCACGCAAAAGTATTGGACGAGGTGGAAAGGCGAGAAGAACAATTCGCCGTCCATGCTGGCCGACTTCTACACCTACTGGCAGGGAACGCCGAACGCTTCACCAAGCGTCTTGGTGCCGCTCGCTGATCGCGTGGTGGAAGTCCTGACATGGGACGGTACGAGATTCGAGCCATTCGACCTCGTGGCGAACAACATCCTCGCTGCTGGCACGGTGGCTGCGAAGCATCTCGCCGTAGATAGCGTGACCGCCGAGAAGGTCAAGGCCAATGCCATCACGGTGGACAAGCTGGCTGCGAATTCGGTCACGACTGAAAAGCTGGTGGCCGACGCGGTGACCGCCACGAAACTCGCCGCCAACTCGGTGCAGGCGCGGAACATCGTCGCACTGGCCATCACGTCCGACAAGATCGCGGCCAATTCGGTGACTACGGGCAAGCTGAAGGTCACTGAGGATATGACGGTGGCCTTGCTCAACGTCCACAAGATTCAGGCGGGCGACATTGCGGCTAATGCCATCACGACCGACAAGCTCGCCGCTGGCGCGGTCAATGCGGATAAATTGGCTGCTAATTCGGTGACTGCTGGCAAGGTGCAGACCAATGCCATCGGCACCGACAAGCTCGCCGCGAATGCCGTCACGACCGCGAAGTTGAAGGTCACGGAGGACATGACCGTGGCGCTCCTGAATGTCCATAAGATTCAGGCGGGCGACATTGCGGCGAATGCTGTGACCACGGACAAGCTCGCCGCTGGCGCGGTCAATGCGGATAAGCTGGCCGCGAATTCGGTCAATGCGTCCAAGATTGTGACTGGTGCCATCACAGCCGACAAGCTGGCGGCAAACAGTGTGACGGCCGTCAAGATCGCGGCTGGCACTATCACGTCCGACAAGGTGGCGGCAGGCCAATTCAAGGGCTACGTCTTTACGGGCGCCGTCTTCCAGAGCTCCGAGGCCGCGAACACGGGCATGAAGCTCAATAGCACGGCTTTGCGGATGTGGGATTCGAGCCATAACCAGACCGTCTATTTGGACGGTGAGGGCAAGTCGAATCTGCTGACCGGCACTTTCCAAACCCGCATCAGCGGGCACAGGGTGCGTATCAGCCCGGATTATCGGAGCAGCGTCATCGGCGGCACTGAGACTTTCGTGGGTGATGGCCTGGAATTCCCCGCTTACAACGGTTCGACGGCTTTTTACTCTCATCCGGCCATTGCTTCTGTCATCAAGTCGAATCAGGTCGGTGCGATGGGCGGACTGGACTTGTGGAGCGGACACATCACTAAAAACGACCCTGCTGCTTTCCTTCGCCTCAATTCCAAGCCACGCGCGAAAGGCGGCACCGGCAGCGGCATCACCTCGCAGGCGTACCTCAAGGCCGACACGAACTGGGAAGAGGTCGACAACAGCAAGAAAAGCGCCGCCAGCCTCAACCTCCAAGGCGTGGGTGGCTCCGGCGCAAGCGCGTATCTCTACGTGCGCAGTGATTCCGGCAGCTTGTGCGAGGTCGGCGTGCACTCGCAGGGCGCGAAGGCCCGCGCATACTGCACCGCCTCCGACGCTAACGGCGAAATCGGCGTGTTGTCCGACATCAGCACAGGCTGCCTCTACCTCGGCGGCTATCTCAGCGGCATCACAAACCGTCAGACATTTCAGGGTATTGCCGCGTCTAAGGTGTGGTGGCCGAATTCCGGCAGCACGATCGCGACCGGCGCATCAACGCAAATCAGCTGCCCGCTCAGCCCGACTAAATACGGCCGCTATTACGCGGTCGCGAACGCGGATTCACAATGGGCCGGCATCATCGCGCACCCGGTAAACACGGGCGGCCAGAGCGGCTTCCAGTTGAAGCTTTACAACGCCGACCAGCCTTGCCCGGTCGAAGTGTGGGTCGAATACCTCGCCTATCTGGTCAAATGATTGAATGATTGGAGGAAATCTTGTCAGCGAGTTTTGAACGTGATGATAACGGATTGTGCATCATCCGCTGCGATCCGCCGGTGAACGGTTCGGACAGTTTCGTCTTCCGGCCTGATGTGATCGCATCGTGGAAGGCGCTGCTCGGATTGGCTTCGACGCGTGAAGCGATAGCGGCGATCATGCAGGGCAGGGAGGACACGAGCCGATACGACCGCGCCACCGGAAGGGGCGTGTGGACTGGAGCGTTCGAGGCGTTGGAGGCGGCTTTGGCGGATTCCGCCACCGGGGTGAGCATGCTTGCGGACGATGGGGAAGTGTTGAATGACCCGCTGACCGCCGCGCGCAATAAGGCGCGTGAGGGCATGAATCTGCCGGTCATGTCGAATGAGACGGACGCGAATCTCATTGCCGCACTGGCCGTTGATGACTCCGATGAGGAGCCGTCGAGTGGCATTGACGTGACTGTGACCAAGGACATTGAGGGATTGGACGATTTCCTCAACGACGAGTCCAGCCAGACCGTGCTGGACGAGTGCGAGGAGAGATTCTATGGGTCCCTTATGCCGAGACCTCAAAACCAACAGAATTAAGGAGATTGATTATGACCGATGAGACCACTGAGACCACTACCGATACCGATACCGCGACTGACGTGACGCCCTCTGAGCCGTCTGGCGTGCTTGATTTGCGTCCGCCGAAGGAGTCGGTGCGTGCGGAATTGTGCCGATTGGGATTGGAGTTTTCCAGCACGGACGGCACCGCCGAATCTTGGCGCGACTACCAGCGTGGCGTGCTTGCGACGTTCGACGATTCCGGCACGTCCGTCAAAGTGACGGACGTGAAGACGAATCTCGGACGCACTTTGACGCTCGACGGGCTTAAGGCCGTTACGCGCATCGACACGATGACCGCCGCAGACTAACCACTGCTTTTCACTTATTTTTTTCAACCCCTGCAATCCACGCGGATTGTGGGGGTTTCGCATTAAAAGGAGACTTATTTTGGCTCAGATTCCAGCCGACGCGAACGAGGTCATCGACCAGCTCTCGCAACAGATTGGCACTCTCAGCAAGCAGGTCGCGATCCTGACCAGCCAGCTCGACGCGGCCATGAAATTGATTCCCGCCGACGTGCTCGAAAGCGTGAAGGGAGACGAGAATGCAGAGGATTAACTGGTTCCCCGACCCGCTCCTCACCGGAAAACTCTCCGCGGGAATGAACAATGGCGCAGCAAAAGCTGTTGTGGTCGCCGACAATAAGAATTGGCTCAGAGTCACCAGCACCGCGACCGGCGATAATTTCGGACAATTCTCACTGTCGGGCGGCCTCATCCCACCGGCTGGCACGTATCACGTGCACGCCAGGATATACGCGCAGAAGGCCGCCGCCAATTTCATCGTCTACAGCAACGTCAACTCCCAGTGGACGCAGTTGCTGAACAAGCCGGTCGCCGACGGGCAAACCCTCACGGTGGACTCCGAGATCACGATTCCGGAAGGATGCCAGCATCTCCTCTTCAGGATGCAATTGGGGAGGGAGGTCGGCTTGATCGGCATGATGAGCCAAATCCTCATCGAATCGGCCGACACTTACGATAAAGCCGTGGGGGGGGGCTTCCGGGCTTCTTCTCGGGGGACACGATGCCGCGCGCATAGGAGCGTCCGTCGGGCGGGTGATGTCCGATGATGGTCACGAACCTATGCACGATCCCATCCTCGACCATCACCTTGCAAGCAGACAAGTGGGTGCATCTCACGACCGTTCCGAGCGTGAATGGGATGTCATATTGGGTCAGTTTCGATGTGAACGTCACAGGCGGCACTGTCTCGATTATCGGAACACAGGGCGAATTCAGCGCACGCCAACGTGTCAGCTACATGACGTACCTCAACAATTCCGCTCCGCTATCAGCGAATTATTCCGTCAAGTCAGGCAGTCCGACCGTCACCGTGACAAATATACTCATCTGCACGCAGGCCGATTATCAGGCGAACAAGGCCCTGCTCGACGGCATCGAATATTTCGACGGGGATACGATGCCGCGCGCCTGACCCTCGCATTGGGGGTGGTGGCATGACTCCCATCGTTAATCACTGCGTCATGCCGAAAGACGGTGTGAGCGTCAAGACGACGAACACGACACCATCGGACATCACCTTCACGGGGTTGACGGCGGGCGTGAAATACCATGTGAGCGTCGTCTGTTACATGCTGTCCACGAGTGGCGACAATCCGCGCTTGCGTCTCACCACCAATGGCAGCGATAGTGGGCTGGTCAGTTCGAATGGTCGCGTGGATTACGTCTTCACCGCCGCCAGCACCACTCACGGCATTCTCGTTGGTCTGAACAGTTGCACGGTCAATCTGAGCAAGGGCTTGTGCGTGCCTCAAGACCAGTGGCAGCAGCTCGTCTCGTTGGGATTGCCGGGCAATTATTTCGATGGCGACACCATGCCAAAAGATTAAACGATTTCAAGGAGATGTGATGTGTTTCAAACGTTTTTAGCGGGGTTTGGTGGTGTCGGCGGCGCGTGCGCGGTAATCACACTGTGCTTGAAAATCTGGCCGGGGGCGCTCGAATCGCTCGCGACCGGATTGTATGCGCACGTTAACCCCGAGCGATTGCCTTACAATTCGGTGCTTTCCCAGCATTTCGCCAAGACGAGGCAGCTGGGCGAGCGGACGGAGCGCTTTGACGAGCGCATGGACGAACTCTGCCGCGACACCATAAAAAACACGCTGATTTCACTGATTTACGGCGACCAGTCACACGACCACAGTGAGGCCGTCCGATACGAGCTAGCTAAGCTCGAAAAACTCGACGCGCAATGCTGGATAGTCGCTGCCGCCGAAAAATACTTGGAGGACCGGCAATGAGCGGACCAGTCGCGTTGAGCGCGTATCTCATCCTGCTCGCGCTCATCCTGATCTTCAACCATTCGGCGCACATGCGCTGACATCGATTTTTCCAAAACCAAGGCCACCCTACGGGGTGGCTTTTCTATTTGCCCCGTGAAGGGGCGGAAGGGAGAACGTCATGGACGATACCGTCATGACGCCAGAGATGACACCGCAGGGCGACGGTCTGCCGCCCGAGAGCATTCCGGTCGTGTCCGACGAGGACGCGGCCAAGGCCGTGGAAGGATTGGAGGACTAGACATGGCAAGCGTCGGCACTTTGATCAACCGCATGCGCTACTGGTGCGCCGTGGCCAACTTGGGCTACAGCCAGTCCGACCGTTGGAATTTCAACGCTTCGGCTGGCAACTGCGATTGTTCCAGTCTGGTGATCCACTGTCTCAAGGAGGCTGGATTCGATACCGGTTCGGCCACCTACACCGGCAATCTGAGCGGCAATCTGACTCGTCGCGGCTGGACTCGCCTGCCCGCGAATGGCAATCCGCAGGCTGGTGACATCCTGCTCAACGATGTGCACCACGTCGCGGTCTATCTTGGTGGCGGCAGGCTCGCGCAGGCGTCCATCAGCGAGCGTGGCACCGCATACGGCAAGGCCGGAGACCAGACCGGCCGCGAAACCAATATCCGCGCCTACTACGACTATCCGTGGAACTGCTACCTCCGCTACGGCGGCGGCAACACCGGCGCCGCATCCACCAGCGCTCTCGCGGTTGACGGCAATGTCGGCCCGGCCACGGTACGCCGTTGGCAGCAGGTGATGGGCACTGCGGTGGATGGCATCATCAGCGGCCAGCAGGTGCCGGACGAGCGTACCTACTGGCGTCCGGCCATCGATTCGAGCGTGGTCCGCTACGGCGCTGGCGGCAGTGATCTGATCCGCGCCGTGCAACGTCGCCTGGGCGTCGGCGCTGATGGACTGCTCGGCCCGGCCACCATTCGCGCCATCCAAGCGCATTACGGGCTAGCGCAGGATGCGAGCTTCGGCCCCGCGACCGCACGCGCCTTGCAGACCGCGCTTAATCAAAACCGATTCTAAGGAGGTTTAAATGGCTCAGCATGCAGCACCGTCCACTTTGGAGACCACCGTTAACAATCTGACCAACGAATGTGAGGATGGTCAGGATAACCAGCAGCCGACGGCTTACACGCCCGTCTTTTCCAAGGGCGTGCGCACCGTGGTCTACGTTGCCGGTCTTATCGCTTCATGCGTCGGCTTGGGTTTCATGACCTTCGGCGACGCCGCGATCGGCGGCTACATTTCGACCGTGGCCGGCTTCATCGCCAGCGGTCTCGGAGTAGCCTACAATCCGCTGCGCCGTGATTAATTTTTTTGGCGTGAGACTCAAACTCGGATGTGGAAAAATTTGCGGCACTGTAGTGTCCGTGGAATTTTTTACACCCGTTTTTTAACTTTTGCCCCTTCTCCATCATGGAGGAGGGGCTTTGCTTTTAGGACTTTCAAAATGGGCATCAGACAGCAGACGATTGACGATTATGGGTCGTTCGTGGAGAAATTCAAGCCGAAGAAGACCACGGATGACTGCTACACCCCCCCCCGCAGTGTATGGGGTGATAAAAGACTGGGCTTGCCGGGAATACGGTATAGACCCCAGCAAGGTGGTGCGCCCGTTCTATCCGGGCGGCGACTACGAGCGGTTCGACTATTCGGGCGGTGCGGTGGTTGTGGATAATCCGCCGTTCAGCATCCTGTCGAAGATCTGCACGTTCTATCGGACGGAGCAAATTCCGTTCTTCCTGTTCGCGCCGTATCTCACGATCTTCTCCAGCACGTCGCGCAATGGGGCGCACATGATCGTCACGGATTCGACCATCGAATACGCGAACGGCGCGCAGGTCAACACGTCGTTCGTGACGAGTTTCGGTGATGACCTGATCCGCACCGCGCCGGACTTGGCCAACGCGATCGACGAGACCGTGAAGCGCGTCAGGAAAGAGCAACGCAGGCATCCGCCGAAATACGCGTATCCGCGTGAACTGCTTACCGTGAGCAGGCTCGGGAAGATTGGCAAGCAGGTCGAGTTCTGCGTCAAGGCTTCGGACGTTGCGTTCACGAGGGCTCTCGACTCGCAGAAGGCCGTGAAGAAGGCCATCTACGGCGGCGGCTATCTCCTGAGCGAAGCTAAGGCCGCGGAACTGAAGGCCGCGGAACTGAAGGCCGCGGAACTGAAGGCCGCGGAACTGAAGGCCGCAGAAGATGTGACGGTATGGCCGCTCAGCGATTCCGAGAAGCGGATCATCGAAAACCTCGCATGAAAAAATCGCGCAGTTTAAATCCTGTTGGAATATTTTGCGCCCACATGTAACATCGCCCCTCTCTCAGCTCTTAAGCTGGGGGAGGGGCGTTTTCGTGTTTATTCGGTCTTGTGTTTGCGTTTGCGTGGCCTGCCTCCGCCGACGCCGCGTCCTGGGCGCTGCGCGTTCCATTGGTCGATGGTCTCGGGGAGCCAGCCGCGCGTGCGTCCGATGGTGGCGTCCGGCTGGGGGAGCTTGTAGGCGCTGACGGCGGCGGTGCTGATGCCGAGGCGCTTGGCCACGTCGGTGACGCTCAGGTATTCGACGGCCATGTCAGTCCTTCCTTCCGGCGATGAGCGCGAAGACGGCGCTGACGATGGCACATCCGGCGGTGAGTGCGAACGGCCAGCCAAACCATGCGCTGGCGGCGGTTCCGAGCGCGAACACCGCGCTGACTATCGATTCCGTTCTCATGATGTCCCATGGCATAATCGGAGATATGGGGTTCCGGCCCCTAGGTCTGGCCGGAACCCTTGCTCACTTCCTCTTCTTCGGTTTCCGTCTCATCTCCTTGATGAGTCCGGTCACTGCTTTGATGAGGGCCGCGATGCTCGCGACGAGAAGCGAGATGCTGGTGATTATCTCCGATGGTGTCATGTTCACCTCCTTTCCTTGATATAAACTATATTAGCACAGTAAATAAAGTAATGCAAGTCAAAACACAAGAAAACACAGGAAAAATCAGTGGATTGATAGACTTGATGCCACGCAAACGAAGGGGAGAGCATGGCCTACACGATCCGCCAATACGCCACCAAAGCCGGAAAAAGATACGAGGTGCGCTACCGCAAGCCCGACGGCTCATCCACCGGAAGGCGTGGCTTCAAACGCAAGATGGACGCCGATGCGTGGGGAGCGGCCAATGTGACCACCGCGAAAAGCGTCGGAGCCTACATCGACCCACAGGCCGGGCGCAGGCTCGTGGAGGACTTCTGGGAGCCGTGGCTGGCCGCCAAGAAGACCAAAGCGAAGCCAAGCTACATCAAGTCGCTGGAAGACGCTTGGCGCGTGCATGTGGAGCCGCAGTGGGGCATGAGGGAGATGCAGTCAATCACACGCGACGAAGTGCAGCGGTGGGTCACCGATCTGGCCGGACGGCGCAGCGCGTCCGTGACGATTCGCGCCGAGAATCTGCTCCGCAGTCTCATGGAGAGGGCAAAGGCCGATCGGTGCATCCACGACAATCCATGCGACGGCATCGAGCTGCCGCGAAAGCAGGTGCGGAAGCATGTCTATCTGTCGGCCGACGAATTGTCTCGTGTGGCGATGCAGTGCGGTTGGCGTGAGCCGATCGTGCTGACCTTGGGCCTGTGCGGCATGCGCTGGGGCGAACTCGTCGCACTGCGTGTGGAGGACGTTGACCTGCAACGATGCAGGCTCCACATCTGGCGTAGCATCACCAGACTGTCCAGCGAGATGGTGGAGACGGATCCGAAAACCCATGATGGACGTTCGGTGATGTTCCCACTGGTGTTGCGTCCACTGCTCGCCAGGCAATGCGAGGGGCGCAGGCCGTCCGATTTCCTTTTCACCGCTCCCGGCGAGCCTTTGGACGAGCCGATGGGAAACGGCTGGAATCCGACGCGAAGCGATGGATGGTTCGCGGTGGCTCTTCGTCGCGCGGGCGTGGAGCGTGGCCACATGACGATTCACGATCTACGACATACGGCCGCTTCGCTCATGGTGCAGTCCGGCGCGAATGTCAAGACCGTGCAAAGGCAATTGGGGCACAAGTCCGCCGCCATGACGCTCGACGTGTATGCCGACCTTTTCGACGATGATCTGGACGAGTTGTCGGAGCGCATGGGTGGTTTGCTTTTTTCGCGGAATGTGGGCAAAATGTGGGCAAACGTGACGCAAGGTGTCGATGGAACCGTTGAACCGGCAAGTGTCTGAGGCTTTTCGCCTGTGGGTTCGAGTCCCGCTGGAGGCACTTTTTCAAACCGCCAGAAATGGCGGTTTTTCTTTTATTTCCAACGGTTTTCAGACTTTCCTAATTCACTCCAATTCACTCCAAATCACGTCATTTCTCTATAAAACGTGGGCAAAATGTGGGCACGGAATCACCAGACCATCGGCAGTCCGAGGCATTGGCGCGCCCACTGTTCCACGGCATGATTCTCCTCGTCGCCGCCAAGCAGCAACAAGTATCCGGCGTTCTTTCCGAGGGTGGCGGGCTGTAGACATTTGATGAGTCCTTGGTCGCGGAGGAATTTCCATGCTTGGACGATTCGGACCTTGGCGGTGCCCTCACGTGCTTTCATCGCGGCCTCCACCTCCTCTTCCGACTTGCCGATGACTTGCTCGGGGGAGAGTGCCATCATTCCGTGGTCTTCGGCAAGCGTCTTCCAGCCCTTCGTGTAGTAGCGGCATGGATAGCCCTTGGATTTAGCGTCACGGCTCGGCTCCTTGTGCTCGCTGTCCCAGTCGTAGCTTGAGAGCGCCATATCGATGAGCACAAGCTCCGCCATCGTGTTCACCGTGATCTTGCCGCCTCGCGGCTTGAGCAGTTTTCCTGCGCGGCTGAGCTCGTAGACTGCTCCAGCGTTGCGGTATCCCATCTTTTCCATCGCTTTCCTCTCCACGCCTAGAGGTAAAATCTTACGTGGAGACGCTAGTCCGTTTCCTGCCCTTGGCGTGCTCTTCAAACCTCACGCCAAGGGCTTTTCCTTATGTGAAATACTATACCACATGAGGTGTATTAAAAACACCCACAGAGATATATTCTTTTAAAACTCATAGGGGTATTTAAATATACTATATACATGTAATACATGTGTTTATATATTTTTTTACAAGAGCGTCATCGTGCCGCCGACGATGTTGCACAGACGGCGCAAATCTTCGAGCATCTGAAGCGGATATAAGCTTTATAAAGCTTTATAAAGACTTATAAAGGCTTATAAGGCAATATAAAAGCCCCACAATCGTGGGGCTTCATGCTATCAGAGGCTGTTCACGGCATTGTAGAATTCCTGCGCGTCCTCGGCCTTCTTAAATTTCAGGGGCAGTGAGCGCAGCGCGCTGTACCTCCATGTGACTGTGCGTTTCTTGATCGTCACGCCCTGCAAATCAGACACCTTGTAGGCTTCGGTCTTCTTATACCGGTGCAGGTACGTCGTGCAGACATCCAATTCCAGCCGATTCGCATACAGGCGGATACCCATAAACAACGGATCGTCAAGCCTTTCGCACTCGTAGATCGCGCCCGGCGCGGGCTGTGGTCGTTTCGCCATGATTACTCCCTTCTCATTTCCATTGATTCTACCCCTCAGACGATGCAGACATGCTCGGCCAGAATCTGCTGGTAGTCTCCGAGCACTTGCATGGTCACGTTCAGTTCATCGGCTATCGACCATAGGTCATCGTCGTACATGTGTTCGAGCAATGCAAGCTCAGCAGGATCGACGAGCATGAGGGCAGTCTGTGTTCGCGCCCGTCGCTCCTGCTTCGAACGATCGTTCACACAACCGGTGTCGCCATGCTTCCAGTGCAGCAATTCATGTACGAGGGTGCAACGTTTGGCCGTATACGTGAGTCGCCGGTCTATGAGGATGACGTGGGTTTCGTTGTCGTAACAGCCCCATAGTCCGTCCGGGAGCAGTGCGCTGGACACGGTGACGGGCAGGCCGATGATCGCGCGGCGCATCGCGCCATAGGTCATACGGCGGTCTATCGGCAGGTCAGGCAGGCTCGTCGTAATCCGGCCCCGCCTCTCCATCGATGGCCTCCTGCTTGCCAACGGCGTCATACGCGGCCAGACCATAGCCGGCCCGCGCCTTCGCCTCGGCCGCTTCAATCGCGTGTTTCTGCGAATCCATCACGATGTCGCCGACCGATACGCCGGTCACCTCGCTGATGCGTTCCAGGTCGCTCAGGTTGAGAGGTCTTGTGAAGTTCTGGCGCTTGTACCAGTAATCCTCGCCGAAGCCGCAGGCCTTGGCGAATTCCTTGATGGTCATGCCGCTGTTCTTCTGGAGTCTGACGCATTCGCGCATGACCTGCTTGGCGAACTGCGTGACTTCGTTTGCTTTCATTCCCATGGCTCTCATTATAGCCAATTACGTAGCCAATGTGTGCGAATTGTGAAGAACTATGAAAATACATAGATGTGGACTACGAAATTGCGTAGATTAAGAACTGTCGAAAGGAAAACAGAGATGAAGACCACAGCCAAGACCAAGACCCCCGACCACTACCCGTGCGGCCACATGCGCGGCCCAGGCTGGCACGACTGGCGCGCCTGCCTCACCAAGCAGGGAATCGAGGAGGATGAATGGCCGGTCTGACGGAAACAGCCAGCTGCAACCTCGCGGGCGAACTGGCCCGCCATCGCAAAACACGCGAAGACCTCGCCAAAGCGTGGGGATGCGCGCCGAAAACAGTGGACACGCGACTCCGCGGCCAAACACCACTCACGACCGACGAAATCGAAAAAGCCGCCCACCTACTCGGCCTCGAAGCCTCCACACTCACCATGGTCCTCATCCAACCAATCGACGCCGCAAGCCAATTCAAAGCCTAAGGAAACCGAACATGACCCAGTTGCTCAACCCGCCGAAACCACCGGAATCGAGGAAAACCATGAAACCACGAATCGAACTCATCGGCACCACCGGCTACGCCATCCGCATCCAGGAAGACAAGAGCGGCCAACTCATCGAGCTCCACGCGGACGGTGAGGAAGTCCTCGCAGATATTCCAGAAAGCACACTCGAACTCTTCGCATACACGCTCAACGACGACTTGGGAAACATGCGATGAGCCAATCATTCGAACTGCGAATCATCGAGGACGGCACGCACAGCAGTGACCACAGCTGCCTCATCGGACTCAGATTCGACATGGCAGACGGATACCAGGAACACATGCTCAACAAAACCGACCTCATGAACCTCCGCCGCGAAATCGGACGAACACTCAAAGAACTCAACCAGAAGAAGGACAAGAAATGAACATCTTCCAACAACGAGAACAAATCCTCGCAGACCTCATCGAAGCATACAAGGAACACGACGAAGAGAAGACCAACCATCTGCTCGGCCAGCTCAAGGAACTCGACAAGCCAGCCGAACAGGAGACACTTCCCGAAGAGCCGAAGGAGCGGGGCTTCTATGTCACCGCGAATGATGGTCGGCTCCTGCTTAAGGACATCGATGATGACTGGTCGGCGCGCACATTGGATGACTGCTCGGCTAATCACATGTGGAATGGCAATAGACAGTATGCGAAGTGGCCGACTGTCTGCGAAACGCTCCCGCCTGAAGCCTTCCCACTCAAGCGAGTGAACACTGGAGACGGTAACGATGACTGACACGATCACCATTCACGAACAGCAGGGCTTCTCGACCAGCCGCATCCAGCCGACCAGCATCCTCGCCAGCACATTCAGGATCGACAAGAAAGTAGACAAGACGATCATCTTGCTGAGCCAGTACCTCGATGGAAGGTTCGTTCTGACGTTGAACGACTCGCGTGCGGAACTCACCGCCGAGGAACTAGACAGAATCGGCGAACTATTCCGCACGCAGGCCCGGAACATGATCAACAATCGGAAAGATTGAGCGACTGCTTCAACATCACGGCAATGAAGGTCGTCTCACCTTGTGGGAGAAGTTGGAAGCCGACCGGCTCCCAACCATCCATCTGCTCGGCCAGTTCAGGCGCCGAGCCAAGGAAATCAAGGGTAAGGCTCCTGACAGCACCGACCTCGGCAGGAAAAAGCTGTGAACTGGCGACGTGGAACGTGACCATCCGATACTCCGTTTTCATCTAAAATCACCTCCCTCCAAATAGCAAGAAGACATCATGGACAACAATATCGAACCCCGGCGGAAGCCGAACTACACGCGCCGCCGCATCCTCTTCGCCATCGTCAGCATCGGCCTCATCTCCAGCCTGACCATCATGCTCACATGGCATGGCGGCAGCACCACCGCCGCGCTCATGGTGGAAGGCGTGTACATCGCCACCGCATTGTGGCTGATCGTCAGATTCGCGCCACGCGACTAAAAGACTTCCCACCAGCCGACAGTCCAACAAAACAAACCAATTGGGATGTTTTCGCGGGCATCCACGTTCACTCATGTCGGCTGGCGGGACCATATAACTGAATATCGATTATTATCCACGCGCCGACCACATCTTGCTTTCACATACACTGTCGGCGCACTGGTTGGGCGACGGTTCGCCCGTCCACGGATTCCAATCATCTTCTCTCTCTATCAAAAAACGCAGGCACTCCGGTGTTTGCAACCCTTTCAAGTCCGCCTGACGGCCAGTCACCGTCGGCCACGCCACCGGCCGCGAACGCGTTCAGGTCGCGTTCCAACAGTCAAAGGGGCGCTCGGAATCCAAGGACGGCACTGATTCGACACCAGTGCCAGCCACTCAGCCCCATCCACTCGTCAGGACGGGGCACACAACTTGCAACACAGCGAAAGGAAACGTGCAATGAACGGCAAGAAAAGCGTGACGCTGAGATTCACACTCTCAGCCGAATTCATCGGAAACGAGAACGCCACCCACTCGACCATCGGCACATTCATCATGCCACTAAACGCATCCGATGAACAGCTATACAGCGTCCACCTGCCCGGCGACAGACTCGGCGAAACAACCGCACTCGCCGCCCGAATCGCATGCCAGGCCCTCGACATTGCGCTCAAAAGGCATATCGAACGCGGCGGTGGCGGCGACACCCCGGAAATGCTCACCGGCCTCCATATCGACCCGATGGGCGACATTCGGGACGCCCGGCCATGACCGATCTGCTCACGCCATCTGAACTTGCCGTCATGCTCGGCATGAGCGTGCGCACCCTCGCCAACTGGCGGAGCACCGGCAAAGGCCCGCCATACGTGAAAATCGGCGTGGAACCGCCCGAAGGCCATCAGGACAGGCGAAAAGTCCGCTACCAGCGTCAAATCGCTGAACGGTGGGCTCTGGCGCACGAATACCGAAGGACGGTGGCGAGATGAAAAACGGCACGTTCATTCCAGCGACACGGGTCCAAAGCAGTCCAGACGTCAAAAGCGATGGGAAGGCACGCGTCGACACCGGCAAGCCGACCCTCACCCAGCAGGGGATGGACGTGGACGCTTTCATCCACGAAAACAGGCGATTGATCGAAAGACTCAGGAAAGGAACACGTTGAAACACGAATACACAGCCGACGAGCTCGCCGAGCTGAAAAGCATTTACGACGAGTCCGGCGAAGCCGGATTGAGCCGTGACGAAATGCGAGCCTTGCGCAAGGTCGGACTTGTCAAGCAAGACCTACCGCCAGAGCCGGAGAAGCCGCATGAGGATACTCTGGCCGGCTATCAGGCGCTATCTGCGCCGGAGGAGCCGGAGAAGCCGAAATTGAAGGCTACCAGCGCGAATCGGCATCCCGAAATACGGCAGGCCGTCTACGACACCATCGCCAGTTTCTGCGATTCGGGCCACGTGCCGACCATCCAGAAAATCGCGGACGCAATGCACATGAGCAAAAGCACCGTGGCCAACCACGTGCTCGCCCTCGCGAAGGAAGGCCGCATCAGCAAAGACCCGAAAACGGGACGCTACCGCATCGCAAACCAAACCATCGAACAGAAGGAGCCCATCATGGCCACCACAGTCCAGGAACAGAAGCAGGAAGCCAAGCCGGAAGAGCCGCGCATCATCATCGCAAACGCCTTGGTCGGCATCTTCGACGCGGTGAGCGCATTGCAACGAACCGCGTTCCAAGCCAACGACAAGGTGGTTTACGGTTTCGCCACGAAACTGCTCACCGGCGAATTGATGGACATCAAAGCCAACTACAGCAAGGATGTGGCGAAGTGAAGCTCCATTTCGATAGCGAGAGCGGCGTTTTCACCATCAAGCCAGAGTCCAAGGCAGAAATCACCAAGCTCAGGACATCCGCGTTGGGCATCGCCAATCTGCTGGTCGATTATTTCGACGCCGACATCATCAAAGCAGACATAAACAAGCCAAGCAATCAGCAGGGAGCCTGAAATGAAGCGTATTCCACTCAAGGATACGGAACGCTACACGATCGAGCGCTTCCGGCAGTGCAAGAAGACGGAACGTCATCTCGCGTGGCTGAAGAGCCGCAAGGCCGGTGTGGGAGGTTCGGACATGAGCACGATTCTCGGCCTGAACGCTTTCAAAACGCCTTACGAATTGTGGCTTGAGAAGACCGGCCGCGTGGAGCCGGAGGACATTTCGGACAAGTGGGCGATCGTCAAGGGCAATGCCCTGGAAAACGAGCTTCGTAAGCGTTTCCGCGCGCAGCATCCGGAAATGATCGTCACAGACGGCACCGACAAGCAGTTCATCAGCCGCGAGAAGACATACCTGCGCGCTTCCCTTGACGGCATCCTGCAAGGGGAGGACGGGAGCTTCGGAATCCTCGAAATCAAGACGGCGGGTGGCCGTAGAGCTGGGGACTGGCATGACGAGGACGGAAACCTCCGAATCCCGCCCTACTACCTCGCTCAGGTCGAATTCTACGCACTCGTCACTGGATGGACGTGGGGATACGTGTACGCCGCCATCGGAGACGACGAGCCGGTAGAGATCCCGTTCCAGGCCGACGTGGAAGATATGGCCGCGATCGACAAGGCCGCAGCCGACTTCTGGCATTTCGTCACTTCCGGCACTCCACCACAGCTTACCGGCGGGGATGTGCAGAAGGCGTTCCCCGAACCCACGCCGGACATCGTGGACGAAAGCGACGATGACGACCTGTACGACATGCTCGCAAGATACGAGAGCGCCACCGGAATGCTGAATGACATGAAGTCCGCTCAGAAGGAATTGCAGGAGCAGATCATTCTGCGCATCGGCTCGCATGCGGGCGTGCGCTGCGGCAACCTACAAGCCACATACAAGACGACGACCCGCAAGGAGTACACCGTCAAAGCCACCACATACCGCAAATTCGCATTCAAAGCCATCGAAGAAAAGGAGCAGTAAATCATGGGAGCAATCGCACAGCAGGCACAGGGACAGCAGTTGCAGCCGCTCAATCCGAAGGGCAAGCTCAAGCAGCTTGTGGAGCATTCATGGCCGCAGATCGCACGTGTCATCGGAGGCAACCTCGACAGCGAGGCATTGTTGCAGATGTGCATCAGCAGCATCAACCGCACGCCGGCCTTGGCGGAATGCACGCCGGTCAGCGTTCTTTCCTGCTTCATGCAGTGCGCCGCCCTGGGCTTGCGCCCGTCCGACGTGGACGGCTTGGGACAGGCGTACATCCTGCCATACAGCAACAAGAACTATGCCACTGGCGAGAAGCAGGCCACGTTCGTCATCGGCTACAAGGGAATGCTGAAACTATTGGAGAACAGTGGAATCTACGCGCAGCCGAGAGCCGTCTACGAGGATGACAACATCAAGCTGAAGCTTGACGAGAACGGCGTGCCGACCATCGAATGCCCCGACGAGGTGAACGTGGACGCCGACCATAGCGAGGAAAAGCTGAAATTCGTGTATCTCAGCGTCCAACTGCCGAACGGCGGACGATACGCCGACTACATGTCGAAACGCGATCTGCTCGAATACCGTGAGAAGTACGCGCCACGCAATCGCAGCCGACAGATCACCGGACCGTGGGTGAAGAACTTCGTGGAGATGGCGAAGAAGACCATCATCCGCCGCAGTTTCAAGTACATGCCGGTCAGCATCGAAGCGAAGAAAGCCGCGAGCGTTGACGAAACCACGCCGGATTACAGCGACGTGTTCCAACCGGTAATCACCTCCGATGCGACTGATGACGTGACCGCCGATGTCATGGAAGCGGATACGCCGGAGGATACCGAAGCCGACGTGAAGGGGGCTGAGTGATGGCCGGAGAGACCGTTATCACGATTGTCGGCAATCTTACCGCCGATCCGGAATTGCGCACGACGTCCGCTGGTGCGCAGGTCGCGTCGTTCACGATCGCCAGCACGCCGCGTTCCTGGAACCGCAGCACGAACCAGTTCGAGGACGGTCAGGCTTTGTTCATGCGCTGCAGCGCGTGGCGCGACCTCGCCACTCATTGCGCGCAGAGCCTCGCGAAGGGCATGCGTGTGATCGCGCAGGGTCGCTTGCAGCAGCGTTCCTATCAGGCGCAGGACGGTTCCAACCGTACCGTCATCGAAATGACCGTGGACGAGATCGGCCCATCGCTCAAATATGCGACCGCGCAGGTGCAGCGTCAGCAGCATGGCAACGGTGGTGGCTTCCAGGGCAATAATGCGGGTGGTTTCGCCGGTGGCGCTAGGGATCAGCAGCCCCAGCAGCAGGCGCAGGCTCCGGCCGATGACCCGTGGGGCGCGCCAGCCGGAGAGCCTGACTTCTGATGCGCGAATGGTTGGAACCGCCGGACGTTGAACCGGTATGTCCCAGGCATGGGTGCGCGCTGTATCCGGCGCGCCCCATCCCATGCCCCGAATGCGAAATCGAAGCCGAGGAAGAGGAGGAATGATGCAGGAATTCGTCGTGGACATTCCACGGGACGAATGGTGGACGCAGAATCGGCGCGGCCACTGGTGGGTGAAATTCGCGCACACGAGCGCAGTCAAACAGCGTGCCGTGGCATTCGCCAGATTCTGGCTCCAAAACGGCCACCACCGTCCACAACACTTCCCGGTGCACGTCACTGCCGTCATTCACCCATTGACGCACGGGCGCTTCGACCCGGAGAACGCGGCGCCCATGGTCAAGGCCATCCTTGACGCGCTCACCGATACCGGATTCTGGCCCGACGATGACTCAAAGCATCTCATCGGCCCCGACTACCGCGGCGGAGAGCCAAGCAGCCGAAAAGGCTGGTACCGAATCACAATCCGAATCGAAGAAGAGGAGCACTGACATGGCCACGAACGTGAGTCAGCAAGACGAGACACTGCACAAGGTTATCGAATGGTGTGAGCAGCGCGAGGTTGAGGGATTACGGCTTGCCAATGCTTTGCTGCAGAAGCATGACTTGGCTGCTTATGCAGTGGTCAAAGCTCAAATAGACGCATATCACAAGACCGCCGAACACTGCCGTTCCATGCTCGGCTACAGCGGCTCCATGCCGTCCTGTCTCAACTATGAAGACATCGATGACAGCAGCCCGGACCTTCAGCCACAGGTTGGCGACTACGGTGTGGCCGTCCTTGAGAACGCTCACGGTCAGGAAGAAATACCGTTCCACGTCGAGCGGGAGGAGCATACCGGACTGCCGGTCGCACTCCTGAACACACGACTGTATGCGAAACCGGAAGACGACATCGACGACGGACAGTACGTGAGCCTGTTCCAGCTCTATTTGGACGGCTTTATGTTGAGTCGGACGGGCCGAAAGCGGAACAAAGACGCGGAGGCATAGTCATGTGGTTCAAACGTAAATACAACGAATATGGGTGTCCAATGTGCGGCAGACTACCAGTAATCAAGGCATGGCAAACGGAAAAATACCACGAGAGCCGCAAAGTAAGGACAACACTCACAGTCTACCGGCTCCAATGTCCACGTGGACATATCTCTACAAGCTGGTTCAGCCACGCCGCACTCGCAAGCAGGCAGTGGAAAGAACTCGTGGACGAGTACAAGGGGAAGGATACGAAATGAGCGCGTATCAGCCTGTTCTTGACCCAGCCTGCGGCGGCCGAATGTTCTGGTTCGACAAGTCGGATGATCGCGTGCTTTTCGGTGATGTGCGGGATGAAAGCTGGGAATTGTGCGATGGGCGTAGGTTCGATGTCAAGCCTGACATGCTGATGGACTATCGCGACCTGCCGTTCCCCGACGGGACGTTCCGCATGGTGGTGCTCGACCCGCCCCACCTGCGCAATGCGGGCGATACGAGCTACATGGTGCGGAAGTACGGATGCCTCGACCAAGAGACATGGAGGACTGACCTCAAGACCATGTTCGACGAGTGTTTCCGCGTCTTGAAGCCTTACGGGACATTGATTTTCAAGTGGAATGAGACGCAGATACCCGTCTCGCAGATTCTCAAGCTCACAGCGCACAAGCCGCTCTTCGGCAACAAGCAGCCGAACCGCACGGGAACACACTGGATTGTCTTCATGAAGGAGGACGCGAAATGAATAAACGGTACAAGGTTTGCCCACTTTTTTGGAGTGATTACGGCGATGAGCGCACCTTGATGAATATGTGTGTGTTTGAAGAGTTGCTGAACGAGGGTTGGAAGATTCTGCGGGTGGATATCATGCCACCAACGGAATTGCGTGATAACGCCGTTACCGCGACGAACGTCTACATCCTTGAGAGGGAGGCTAATGATGATTAGTCAATACGACAAGGACATGTGTTGCCTGTATATCGCTGAGGGGATGAGCTACATCTGGCAACAACGAGGGAACCAAGAGCTTTCCCGAATACTTGAATCATTGGCCGATAGGAAGCTCATGAAGCGTGTTCATGGCTGGTATGCGATCACACTCAAGGGCCTGTTGGCAGTCAAGGTGTGGAGACTTCACCTGTTCCTGTTCCATCACGATGAATGCAAGTACTTCAGGAGGAAGAAATGAGCAGGGCTGAGACCACCGCCATGCTGTCCAAGCTGGTCGAGAAGAGGTTGAAGAATCAGACCGCTTTTTGGGCGAGTGAGGTCAATTTCGACCGGAACACGCCTGATGAGCGGCGAGTGGACTATGTGGGCTTCAAACCTTGGAACATCAACGGCGAACCGGTGCCCGCAAGCGTTGAAAAAGGCTGCTTCGAGTTCTACGAGGTCAAGTCATGCATGGCTGACTTCACGAGCGGCAACGGCCTGACCTTCTACGGTGATTCAAACTTCCTCGTCTGCACGAAGGAATTGTGCGACGAGATTGTGTGGCGGAAGATGGTGCCGCCGCGTGTGAACGCGATTCTGACACCGGATTCGACCGGCTCGAAACTGATTCTCGACTATGTGCAGTCCTACAACGACCTGTCATACAGGAGGCGTCCGGCAAGCGAAATCCTGTGGGCCATGGTCAAAGCAAACGGAAAGAGGACTAATTGAGCATCATGCTGGACGAGGCGCAAGCCTACGAAAATTCACGAGATTACGACTGCTGCCAGATCATCGAAGGAGCCTACACGGTAGGCGACGCGGTCTACGAAGCCTACTGCGATGGACGTGAAGCGCTGCCCACGAATGCTGAAATCGAGGCCGTGGCGAAACGACTTCTATGGAGAAGCTGCAAGAAGTGGGATGGTGTCGAAAGTGACTGTGTGGCGAAAGGCGAGGATGACGCATGGAATTATGCCGGTGAGATTCCCGGCTTCCAGGAGGAATATATCAGACAGGCCAAGGAAATGCTCGAAATCGCACGGAAGGCGGTAAGCGAATGAGTAATACGATCAGATACGTGGAATGCGCCCACTGCGGCGAGACCGTCGGCGCATATTACGTCACCTGCCCGTACTGCGGATACCGCCTGGTGTCCGCTCAGCAGGCGGTCATGGATGGCTTGGCATGGTGACGCTCGACCCGGCACCCGACATCGTGGAAATCGCCGAAGCCCTGGACGCGATGGCGAAACCACACGTGGGAAGCGGCTGGAAGAACACCAACTACACCGACCTGCCCTGCACCACGCCACGTCAGGAAGCAATCTGGATGGAATACAACGGCATCACAAGAGGAGATTGAATGAAATGGGCTATTTCCAGATTCCGGTCTCATGGTATCGAGACGAAACAATGTTGGAACTCATGAGAAAGAGTCCGGCATCAATTGGCCTCTACGTGATGATGATTTCCTGGTGTTCCGACAACAGGAGCTACGGTGATATTCCATACACTGTCATCCGGTACGTTCTCGATGGCGAAGACGATGAATTACAGGCGATTATCGACGCGGGTTTCCTGACGAAGACAGACAAGGTTCGTCTTCGAGAACCCGTCTACCACATCAAGAGCTTCAGACGCTTCGACCCACGGTCAAGGGAGCCGATAAGCAAGAAGCTACGCAAGGCGGTATACGAGCGTGACCATTACCGTTGCGTCGAATGTGGAGCAACTGACCACCTGAGCTTGGACCACATCATTCCGTGGAGTCTTGGCGGCGAGGACACCATGGAGAATCTTCAAACCATGTGCCGCTCCTGCAATTCAAGGAAAGGGAACAGGTTAGATGTGGTTCAAGGTGGATGATTCCTTCTACTCGAATCCGAAGACCGCCATGCTGTCGGACGGGGCCACCGCATTGTGGCTCCGTTCAGGCTCATGGTCGGCGCAACAGCTGACTGGCGGGTTCGTTCCGGCTCGCATGGTGCCGATGTTCCGTGGCTCCGACGATTCAGTGCGAGAGTTGTGCGACGCGGGATTATGGGCCTACGACGAGCAGAAGGACGGCTACCAGTTCCACGATTGGAGCGACTACCAGCCTGACGGTGAGGAAGTGGACGCTCTGCGCAAGAAGCGTAGCGAGGCAGGAAAACGTGGAGCCAACCGTCGATGGGGCAAGCCTGAGAATGGCAAAAATGGCAAAACCGATGGCAAATGCCATAGCAAACCTATGGCAAACGCATGGCAAACCGATGGCAAGTCGATGGCAAACTCATGCCCCGTTCCCGTACCCGTACCCGAAAAGAAAGAGAAAGAAGAATATTCTTCTTCTTTCTCCAAAGAAATCGGCGTAAGCGATTTCGAGCTAATGACGGAGAAGGCCCATGCCAATGCCGCCATCATCCGCGATTATCCGAATCTCGACTTGTCGGACGCGTGGAACGCATTCTTAAGCCGACATTATGGCGAAAACCGCACGATAGCCGACTGGACGCGCCTGTGGAAGGGCTGGTGCCAACGCAGGGCACGCATGAGCGGCATACCACCCTCGAAACCACACGTGCACACGTGGAAATGCTCGCACGTGCTCGAAGCGCTCGGACGCGACAAGGAAACCGCCACGCCAGACCAACAAGCCTGCCAACTCGCAGAACGACTCAACAAGGAGCAGAACACACAATGATAGAACCCAAACTCATCTACCATCTCACAGACGCCGAATACCACCGACGCATGGCCAAAGCATGGCGAGAAGGCTACGCCGCAGGATGGAAAGACCAGGAATGCGACTTCCCACCACACACAAGCGAAAACCCATACAAGGAGATCATCGAAATCGAAAAGGACGGTGAATGATGGGCGGATTGGACACGATTGAGAAAATTATGATTGGCGGACTGGTGGTATTCGTCGCCTCAATGCTCTTGCTGGCGGGATTAGGCATCTACGCGTCCTGGTATGCGGGCACGCATCCCGATTACGGCATGACGACGGTCAAGACCGGCGACGTGACATGGGTCTGTCTGACCGACCGTGGCAAGACCATCGGCTGCGACACCGTGAAGGAATACCGGTGAACGACGTGGGCACGTTGGACACAAGCATCTGGGCCGGCTACACCGTCCGGCCGAAGGGTGATATGAGACTGTATGCATGCCGAGTGTACGAAACGCTCCAAGAGGCATCGGATGTGGCGCAGGAGCGCGCCGACTCCCACCACAGGCCATACGAGGTGCGCGTAACCTGCGATACTTCGCAGCGAATTATTCAGACCATCGAACCAAGGAAAAGCAAATGAAGAAAATACTCGAAAACATGATCATCAAGTGGCATCAGGCCGGTTACGCGCTCGACGAGATCGCGCCACTCGTGCCGCAAGTGCCCAAAGCCGAAGTCGCAGCGATAATCCACCAGCACGACAAGGAGACCAGACTTTGACCGACTGCCAGCACTGCCACAAGCCCGCAAAAACGGCGTCCGCGAACATGCTCTGCGCAAACTGCCGCACGGACTACTGGGCCATGATTTACCAACTCGGACACGTCCAACTGCCCGCCCTGCGCAGCATCATGCTCCGCCAAGCACACATCGGAACCCCAGAACACGCGCCAAGCCGAGGCAGCGCGCCAATGCCAATCGACACGAGAGCGCAAGCCCTCATCACCGATTCCGAAGCGTGGCTCGCCGAACAAGCAGGCAAAATCAACGCACGCTACAGCAATCTCCCGTGGGACAAGGCATGGAAGAAGATCACGGCCAACAAACACACCATCCTCAGCATGAGCACCGCAGCAGACGACTACACCGCCCTGGAACACATCAGCAGACGCAACGAGACGGCCTTGACACCAGAAGAGGCAATGGTCATCATCGGCACATGCCCACAATGCGGCCACCAAGCCACCAGCACGCCACAGGCCGACGAATGGACATGCCCGCACTGCAAATGGCAAGGCGGAGTCCAAGCCATCAAAGCCACCCGCGACAACAAACTCTGGCAACTCGAATACACCGGAAAACCAGTCGAAGTCGCAAGATACCTCTCCAAAATGGACATCCACTGCACAAGCGACCAGATCCGCCAATGGCTCACCAGAGGCAAACTCCACGCCACGCCGACAAAACACAAAGGAGAGTACGTGTTCAACCTCGGAGAAATAACCGCCATGCTTGACTGTCACAATTAAAATGCTATACTGTCGTACAGTAGTAAAATGGTTCAGCCTGAAAGGGCTGGGCCATTATTCATATCAAGCTTCGGTAGCTCAGTGGCAGAGCACGATGGATAGCACAGATACCAGAGGACGGAACAGACCGGCCATGGCTTCCATGATTCTTTGAATGCCCGTGATAAGAGACAGTGCCCCTCATCGATGTCGTGGGTTCGACTCCCACCCGAAGCACCAAAGGCGGTGAATCAATGCCAGGAAGAACGCGCAAGACAAGCCGCCAATTCGAAAAAGACAAGGCCGCATTCTTCAACCAATGCAAAGCACAGCATGCGGTCTGCTGGTTATGTGGCATGCCGATAGACTATGCGGCCACGAAGAACACCACCGATGACAGCTTCAACCTCGATCACCTCTATCCCGTCTCGAAGCATCCCGAACTGCAGTTCGACCCGGCAGGCTTCAAGCCAAGCCACACCAGCTGCAACCGATTGCGCGGCAACCAAGACCCGCCAGCACCAATCGGAACACTCTCAAGACAATGGATAACAACAGCATGAGCAGGAGGCAATGATGCCACAGCAGCCAGTCACACTAGAGCTCACCGCCACAATCAGCGACAAGACATTCCCAATCAGCTCATTCACCGTCAACATCCCAGTCAAAGTCACCCACAACGAAGTCAACACCTTCACAGTCGGCGACTGCTACACCACACTCATCACTCCAAAGCCACCAAGCACAGACGAACTCATCACACGATTCACAAACGCAATCAAAGCATTCAAAACAGCATTCGAAACCAACCCCGACGGGATAGGGGCGGTGAAATCCTGAAAACCAACGAAGACCGACCCACTGCCCGCGTGGTTGCTCTTCCTCTCCCCGACGGACGAAATTGACCGGGGGTCGCGCGCGCGATTGCAGATTCGAGGTGAAGCATGTCAGCGAAATTCCCGAGTCATAATGTGGCGGAGGCTTTGGAGCGCTCATTGAAGAACGCCGATGGGCTGAAGGCCGTGAATTCCGCAGTGGTCGCGGCCGCCCGCGTACTGGCTGGTCGGATTGACTTCCTGAGTGTCACCGGATTCGTTGACGAGAACGGGAAGATCGACAATGTGACTCTGCCGACTTTCCTGAAATACTGCCAGTCTCTCGGATTGACCTTGGACGCTCCAGCGAAGGTCGGGCGTCCGGCCAGGCAGAAGCCCGAAGTCAGGGCTGAGGAAGCGAAGAGCGACAAGGTTATCGCGATGGATGATTTCATGAAGCGGTTCGGCTGAGGAGGTTGCGATGGCTGCTGAGAATCTTACGGTTTTCGGTGCCATCGACGATGAGCATCATGGCGTGACCTTGCCGCGTATCTTCACGCCGCCGCTCCGTCCGTTGACGAGGGAGACGAGCAATGGTTTCGCGGTAATCGCGTTCGCGGAGATCATGCTGCACGTCCACCTTTACCCGTGGCAACAATGGTTATTGGTGCACGCACTCGAACTGCTTGAGGACGGTAGTTACCGTTTCCGCAAGGTCATCGTTCTGGTGGCCAGACAGAACGGCAAGACCACGCTTATGGGCGTTTTGGCCGCGTGGTGGCTTTTCGTCGATTCCAACAAGCATCCGGACAGGGTGCCGCCCGTGAAGTTTCTCGTGGTCGGTGCGGCGCAGACGTTGGACAATGCGAAGGGCCCGTACAATCAGGTCAAGGAGTGGTGCAATCCTCAGCCTTCGACTGATGAAGAAGCGGATCTGGTGATTCCGGATCTCGCCGCGATGACGCAGAAATTCGTCAACACGAACGGCGAGGAAGCGATCATCACCCGCTCGAAAGCCCGATATATAGTCCGCGCCGACAAGAACATTCGAGCGAAGAGCGCTGCCCGCGTGGTGTTTGACGAGCTTCGTGAGCAGCACAATGACGATGGCTGGAACGCTGTCAGCCAGACCACGAAGGCCGTATGGTCGAGTCAGTTGTGGGGCATTTCCAACGCCGGAGACTATCGTTCCGTCGCGTTGCGCAAGCAGGTGGACAAGGGCCGCAAGCTTGTTGACGAGTGGACTCGTCTGAGCGCCGACGGTGGCAATCCGGCAGACGTGTTCCTGTCCGGCGAGCAGGATGGCAGCTTCGGATATTTCGAGTGGTCTGCGCCTGACAAGTGTCCGGTGGATGATGCCGACGCCATTCGCCAGGCGAATCCGTCGCTCGGCTATGGGCCGATGACCGTGGCTTCCGTGCGCTCCGACATCGATGGCATGACCGAGGCTGCTTTCCGCACAGAGGTCCTATGCCAGTGGGTGACGGCCGACATCGTGCCCTACATCAATCCCAAGCTTTGGGCGCATGGCACCGATAATGCGTCCTGCATACCCGCTGATAATCGCGTGGTCTTGGCCGTCGATACCAGCGCTGACCGCCAGACCACCTACGTCGCTGCTGCCGGATTGCGCTCAGATGGCTTGCCGCATGTCGAGTTGATCGCTAGGCGTGACGGCATGTTGTGGGTGCCGCATTATCTCGACCTCCTTCGTGAGAGCTGGCCAGGCATTTGCGAGATCGCCGTGCAGTCCAAAGGCTGTCCGGCTGTCGATTTCATCGACCCGCTCACCGAAAAAGGCTGGAACGTGCATCTCATCGAGGGCTTCCGATTGGGCGCGTGCTGCGGCCGCTTCCTGGACCGAGTGCGCGAAGGCAAGCTCCGTCACCTGCCGCAGCCGGCCATCGAACAGCAGGTTTCCGTGGCTGTCACCCGCCGTCTTGGTGAGGTCGAGGTGTGGGACCGTGCCAAGTCCGCATTGCAGATTTCCGGCTTGGTTGCCGAATCGCAGGCATTGTACGCGTTGGAGACCATGCAAGTCGAAGCGGAGACACCGAAATACGTGCCGAGCGTGACCCATTTCGCAGTCGTATGACCCAGTGAGGAGGTTTCATGGGGTTCTTTTCCAGATGGCTCAAGAAAAGCCCGGTATCCGTGGCCCAGAAGTTCTCCGAATCGCCAGTCAACATTTCACAGGTCGCGCAGCTGCCGATCGACTGGTTCGGCGCCGGAGTCTACGAACGAGAGGCGGCGGTGCGCACCGTCATCGACCATATCGCGCGGAATATCGCCAGCATGCCATTCAAGGTCTACACTCGCCAGCCTGACGGTGACCGCGTGGAGGACACCACAAGCCCGTTGGCGCAATTGATGGCCAAGCCGAGCGTTCTTCCTGGCATGACACGTTACCGATTCTTCTACTCGCTGCTCTGCGATGGTCTGCTCAATGACCGTTGGCTCTGCCTGTTGGATGCCGACAGGCAGTCCGGCAGATTGTGGCTGCGGCGTATTCCGGTGCAGAATTTCACTCTTTCCGGCAACACTCTTGATGAGATCACCGGCGTGCAGATCAGTACCGGACAGCCGGAAGGAAGCCAGTATTTCAAACTGCCAGACCCGCAGATTCTGCTGGATGTGGGCTATAGCACGTCCGGCATCGGCGGTTCTCCGGTGTCCGGCACTCTTGCCCCGCTTTTGGCGGAGGCGCGTGAGATGGCCGAATATCGTCGTGCGATAGCGAAGAACGGCGGCCAGATTCCGGCGTACATCTCCCGTCCGAAGGAGATGCCGTGGCCTTCGCAGGAGGCTCAGGACGAATTCGTGCAGGGCATGCGGAACTACAAGGCTGGCGGCAATCTTGCCGGTGGATGGCCCCTGCTCAACGACGGCATGGAAATCAAGACGGTGGACGCGTTCAAGCCGATTGACATGCAGGACATCGACGCGAGGGACAGGATTCGTATAGACGTGGCCAACGCCTTCCATATCGCGCCGGAGAATCTTGGCTTTCGCAGTGGCACGAATTCCAACATCGCTTCCTTCAAGGAGCAGATGTGGAATGTGGAATTGATGCCGTACATCGTGGCTTTCGAACAGTCGCTCAATCTGCTGCTGCCCGACGCGCTCGGACAGCCGGACGCCTACATCGAAGCGAATGTGGATGCGAAGCTGCGCGGCACGTTCTCCGAGCAGTATCAGGCGCTCAGCACGGCCACGGGGCGCAGCTTCATGACCACGAACGAGGCGCGGCGCATCCTCAACTATCCGAAGCTTGATGGTGGCGACGAATTGGTGACGCCCTTGAATGTGGCAACAGGCGCCCAGCCCAGCCCGCAGGATGGCGGCAGGACGCAGAACGCGCAACAGAACAATCCAGTGAACGGAGAAGGACAGTGAATCTCAAACAGCTCAGATTCAACGTGAAATCCTTGGATGATTCCGCTGGCGAAGGCGTTTTCAGCGGCTACGCCAGCACTTTCGGCAACAAGGACCTGCAGGGTGACGTGATCGCCAAGGGCGCTTTCGCGGAGACCTTGGAGAAGGACTACGACGGCGGAGCCGGCATACCGATCCATTGGAACCATCAGGACGGCAAGCCGACCGACATCATCGGCCGCACCTTGAGCGCCGTCGAGGATGAGAAGGGCCTGCTCATTTCGGCCCAGCTCGACATCGAGGACAATCCGACCGCCCAGCAGGCTTACGACCTGCTCAAGGATGGCAGGGTGCATCAGATGAGCATCGGCTTCGTGCCGACGAAGACCGCTTGGATCACGGAAAAGGGCGATGGCCCGTGGGGCGGCCATTCCGAATTCCAGCAGATCAAGCTTTTCGAGATCAGCGTGGTGCCGGTGGCGGCGAATCAGCAGGCCGAGATTCTGGCCGTGAAGTCGGGTCGTGCCATCAGTTCCGCCAACGAGGAGAAGCTGCGTGCCGTCTTGGCCTCGCTGAACGAGGTGCTTGACGGCATCGATTCCGACAACGATTCCGGCGCTTCCGATGAGAAGTCGGATAAGCAGGATGATTCCAAGACCGACGATAAGCCGGACGATAAGAAGCTTGACCCTAATAGGGGCAAGGACGCGGAGGCCGAGAAGGCCGAGCGCCTGAATGTAATCAAATCCGCCCGTGAATTGGTCACTGGCGGCAAGGACAACAAGGAGACCAAATGAGTTTCAATGATCGTCTCGCCAAGACCAAGGCCGCCATCGAAGCGGTGCTGGCCAAGGGCGAGGATAATCTCGACGCTTCCGACATCGAGAAGCTGAAGGGCCTGAACGCCGAGGCGCATGAATTGCAGGACTCCATCGAGACGCTGGACACCGTGCACAAGCGCTTCGAGAGTCTGACCGATAATCTGGCTGACTCTCAGAAGAGCGGCGCCGCGTCCGGCGAGTCTCTTGGCGATTTCGTGGTGAAGAGCATCGGCGAGCAGCTGGCGAAGATAAAGGGAGTGTCCGGAGCGTCAATCGCAGCACCGGAATGGGTTCCGCGCCGCAAGGCCAACACCGACACGCAGGTCACCGGTGGCCCGTCCGGCGTGTACGGCTCCCTGCTGACCTACGTGGACCCGAACTTCGTCCAGGCTTACCGCCGTCCGACCATCATCAACCTATTCGGTGTCGGCGCGGTCAGCGGCCAGGCCATCATCTACTACGTGGAAGGCGAACAAGAAGGCGATTTCAAAACCGTCGGCGAAGGCGAGAAATTCAGCCAGATCCATTACGCCGACGCCACCGAGCACACCGACGCATTATCCACAATCGCTGGATTCATCAAGGAATCCAACGACATGATCACCGACCTCGAATTCCTGAAGTCCGACATCGATGGACGCCTGCTCTACGGCCTGAGCATCGTCGAGGAGAAGCAGCTGCTCAACGGCGACGGTACCGGCAAGAACATCAAGGGCCTGCTGAATCGTGAAGGAATCCAGTCATACACAGCTACCGACGCCGGCAACGACGTTGCCATACTGCACGCGCAGTCGATGATTTCCATCACGACCGGCATGATGCCGGATGCCCTTGTCATCAATCCGACAGACTATGAGGCCATTCGGCTGAAGAAGGACAATGATGGCAATTTCATCGGCGGTGGACCGTTCTATGGCGTGAATGGCGGCGCGCTGACCATCACTCCGCGCCTCTGGGGTCTGGACACCGTGGTGACTCCCGCTGTCGATGCCGGCACGGCTATTGTCGGATCCTTTAAGGGTGCTGCCACCTTCTATCGCAAGGGCGGCGTGACGGTTGAGGCCACCAATTCCAATGACACCGACTTCATTTCCGATTTGGTGACCATTCGCGCCAAGGAGCGTGTGGCTTTGGCAGTGCGCAAGCCGAAGGCTTTCGTCAAGCTGACCCTTAAGTAAGGAGACATGATATGGCTCGACAGTTTCGAGTGATTCCAGCCTCGGCGGCGAAACTTGACCCGAATGCCAACGTGGCCGATGTGGTCTTCGTCGGGGTCAACGGCAAGCCGACCGACATTGGCGGTTCCGCCGCCGCGCCGTATGTGCTTCCCGCTGCCGCCGAGAACGCTCTCGGCGGTGTGAAGCTGGCTAATGTCGCTTCGGCTGGTAATGCCAATGCCGCTGTGGGTGTAGCCGCTGGCGATGCGCCGACCAAGGCCGAGCATGACGCGCTCGTGACCGCTTACAACGATTTGGCGAAGCGTGTCAATGCTCTTGTGGCTGGTCTTGTGGCTGCTGGCGTGGTGAAGACGAGCTGAGACGGGAGGTCGGCATGAGTGATGTGAATGTGATTCCTGACATGATTGCCGACCCTTCGGCTTTCGAGGATGACGCGGCTTTCAGGCTTAAGGCTGCTCAGGCGGCGATTAGGCGTGAGTGTGGCTGGCATGTCATGCCGAACACGGCGCTTAGCGGTGTGATTAACACTCGTGGTGGTTCGGTGATTCGTTTGCCCGCGCGTCATGTGACGAGCATCGAATCATTGACCGACCGTGATGGCAACAAGCTGGCTTACGCCTATGACCCTGAGACTGGTCTTGTGGAGTCATTGTCTGGCGGTTTCCCCGCTGGGATCGCGGCCATCCGCTACGAGATTCACGCGGGCTATGATGACGCGCCGGACGTGCAGTCGGTGCTTATCAGTGCCGCGAAGCGTGCCGGCATGAGTCCGGTCGGGCTCGTCACCTCGCAGTCCACTAACGGCTCCAGCGCGAGTTTCGACGTGGTGTCGCTCATGCAGGAGGAGAAGGACAAGCTCAAACCCTACCGGCTTGGAGGCTTGCCATGAGCCTGCTTGACGACCTACATGCCGGTGGCGGCTGGCATATGCCGGGCGCGACCAAGTGGCGGCGCTTGCGTGCGAGGAAGGTCATGGACCGGTATTCGGGCGAGTTGACTGGTGAGGATTGGGAGCACCCGGACGTGCTGGAATTCCATGGTTCGCTGTCGAGTTCCAGCAGTATGAGGACTCCTGATGCTTTGCGTGAGGAGACCACGAGCACGGCATATCTCACTGCTCCTGACCCGTCTTTGGATGTGATGCCGGGTGATCGTATCAGGGCGATGCCGGATGATGGACGCTGTTGGGAGGTGTCCGGCTATCCGTCGCGTGATGCCAATGCTTTCACTTCGTGGCAGCCGACGATTGAGATTCCATTGAGCGAGTACAGGGGGTGATGGTCTTGGGTGTGATGGTCAAATTCAACGACAAGTATTTTGACGAGCTGATGAATTCGGCTGGCGTCAAGGCCATGACCCGCAGGGCCGCCGAGAAGACGCTCGAATATGCGAAGGCTCACGCTCCAGTGGACACCGGCGCATACCGTGACGGCTTGCAGATCGAGGAGGTCAAGCATGCGCACCGCACCACCTGCATGGTGGTCGGCACCGATCCGAAGACCATGCTCGTGGAGTCGCAGACCGGCAATCTCCGCAAGGCGCTCAAGGCTGGCAAGTCATGACGGCAGTGCTACCACCAGACCTCGAAACATGGCTGTGCGCTTACCTCCGTGGCAAGCTGAAGCCCTCCTACGGCAAGATTCTCGTGCACATTCGAGAGCCGGACGATTACGACGGCTCCTATCCTCTCGTGGTCGTGCGTGACGATGGCGGCAGCCAGTCCAATCGCGTGCTTTTCGACCGCAGCATTGGTATCACCGTGCGTTATGGCAGTCGCACTCTTCCAGGTGATTGTCGTGATCTGGCGGCGAAAATCTACGGCCTGCTCACAGACCCCGCGATTTGCCAGCTTGACGGGTCTCCGATAGCCGGTATCGAGGAGGACGGGTGCAATGGCCCGTATTTCGTGGCCGAGGACGCGAACATCGCCAGATGCTATCTGACTCTCGAATTCTCCGCTATTGGAGAATTCCAATAATTCAATAATTCTTAATTTTTAGGCGTTGAAACGTTTGTTTCAGCGCTTTTTTTGTTTGAAAGGACAAAATATGGCAGCTGATTCAGCAGGTAATGACCTTAGCGCCGCGAAGATCGTGGTGACAAGCGCCTTCCGGTTCGCACCTTATGATGCGACGCAGAAGCTGACCGCTGATCTCATCGCGCCGACCGTGGCCGACGTGAAGACCGGTTTGGACAAGATTTTCACCAAGGGCGGTTTCGTCGGCCTTATCACCGAGGATGGCGCGCCGCAGGACAGCCGTGACGCCGACGATGCGATCAAATTCCACCAGCCTGGATATTCGATCAATGGCAAGGCGTCGCTGACCGCGCAGTTCACGGTGGCTGAGGATAACGACATCACCCGTCAGATGACCATCGGCAAGCCGGACGCGAGCGGCGTGTATCACGTGACCGACGTGATTCAGGACGGCAAGTGGTTCTGCTATCAGGAGACGGTGTTCAAGAATGGCACGCATCGCCGTCGTCTTGGTGTCGTGAATCTGACTGGCAACGAGCAGGGTCAGGATACGGCCGGCAAGAACACCGGTGACGCTTGGACCATCGAATGGATTCAGGATGACGCCTGCGATTCCGGCGCCTCGAAGTACCTGCAGTCCTTCGTGATGCCGAAGGCTTCGTCCGATTCTCATGCAACCGATCATCAGGCTGATGATTCCGAGTCTCAGCCGGTCACCGACTGACATTGATTCTTCCCTGCACATGTTTCTTTCTTCCTTTCTTCGCATGTGCTGGGATTCTTCCTCTTCATCCAGTGGAGTAAAGGAATTTTTCATAGTCGTTTGAAAGAAGGAAGAAATGACCAAGAACGCGATGCCCTCCGCCGCCGATTTCGACGCCTGGACTCAGGAGGACGAGGAGAAGGCGCTTGAAGCGTCGGCCGAGCGGATGAAGGTGAAGCACCTCATCAAGGACGGCAGCGTATGGTTCCTCGCACCGCACGGCCACATTTACAAGCTGCCTCTGAATCTCAGCATCGATGATTTCGTGCGCCTGTCCGACCTGCAGTCCAACACGGAGCAGATCCAGACGTTGAAGGAGATTCTCACGGCTTTCGCTGGCGAGGATGCGGCCAAGGAGCTGGCGAAGGAACCGGCAATGGTCCCATTCAACATTTTGAACGATTACGGCGAGGTTTTGGCGAAGATCCAGGGCGTCGAATTGGGAAAATCGTCGGCTTCTGCCAGCTCCTCCAAGGAGACGCCGGCAGTCGAATAAGGGCCGATTTCGCGGCTCGCGGGTGGAGTCTGCAGGCCGATTTGGGCGGCAGACTCCGTTTCGCGGACGCGATCGCCTTGTGGGAAAACCTCTCGGCCGATCCGAACACTTACACCGGCATGACTGCGGTGCATATGGTGCTGCCGATGGATGCGACGGCGATCATCACCGCGATTCAGGCTGGCGGCACGTCGATTCTTGGTGACCTCGCGCCGGAAAAGGTTGGGAAGAAGCATGTCGAGGTGACCGATGAGGAGCGTCGTGAGGCTTTGGAGTCGATGAGCAGCATCTTCGGCTTCAAAAAGACAAGTGAATAGAGGAGGCTGTCATGGCTGGCGGTAGTGAGCTTGGTTCCGCGCATGTGAGCATTTTCCCGCAGATGAAGGGCTTCCGCCAGAATGTGGCCAAGGAGACCGGCAAGGCCGTCTCCGACATGAAAAACTCCTTTTCCAAGTGTTTCAATGGTGCGCAGCAGGGCAAGCGGATCGGCAGTGCTTTCAAAAGCGGCTTTAACAGTGGTGCCGCTGAATTGAATTCCGAGGCTTTGAAGTCCTTCAAAAAGGATGTGGCGCAAGCCTCGCAGAAGAATACGGACGCCTTGCTGAAATTCAAGTCGGCTGGCGTGCAGGTGCAGGCCGCACAGGAGAAACTGAACGCTGCCACGCAGAAATATGGCGCGGACAGCACGCAGGCTCAGGCTGCGGCCATCAAACTCGAACAAGCTCAAATCAAACAGAAGACGGCGGCTGACAATCTCAAGGCGGCGTCCGACAACCTCAAGACGGCGCAAGGACGGCTCAAGGACCTCGAAACGCAATTGGCGGCCGAATCCGACAAGTCCAAGAATGCGTTCAGCCGTATGGCTTCCGGCTTCACGTCAACCGCCCAGCAGATCGTCGGCAAGATTCCAGGCGTGAACGCGGCGGTGCAGAAGATCAGCACGACGGCTGGCGAGGTCACGTCCAACATCAAAAGCAAGTTCTCGGCTGCCTGGAATGCGCTGCCGGAGGGCGCGCGTAATGCCGCCGCCAAGGCAGGTAATGCGTTGCATTCCGGTTTGAGCAAGGCTTCCGGGTTCGCGTCGAAGGCGGTGTCCGGCATCGGCAAGGCGGCTAAGGGCATGGCCACCGTCGTGTCCGGCGCCGCTGCTGCCGCTGGCGGATATCTGGCGAATTTCGGCAAGCAGGCCGTGGATGCGGCGCTCAAGGCCGGTGAGGTGACCGCGAAATTCCAGCAGGTCGCCAAGAACAATAACTGGACGGATGAGGAGCAGAAGTCGCTGCTCAGCCTGAATAAGACGCTTGGACAGACCGGCGTCATATCCGGTGGCACCTTGAAGGCCGCTCAGGCACAGCTCGGCACTTTCGCACTGACCGCCGATCAGGTCAAGACTTTGACGCCCGCTTTGGCGGACATGATCGCCAACAACAAGGGTTACAACGCGACGGCGCAGGATGGCGTGCAGATAGCGAATCTGCTCGGCAAGGTCATGACCGGCAGCGCCACGGCACTGTCGAAATATGGCGTGACCATGACGGACGCGCAGAAGAAAGTCCTGCAGGAGGGCAGTGCGTCCGAAAAGGCAGCCATGGCCGCGCAGGTCTTGGAAGCCAACTTCGGCGGCATCAACAAGGCCTTGGCGCAGACCCCGCAGGGCAAGATGACCATTCTCCAGCATGAGATCGCTGGCTTGAAGACTTCGGTCGGCAATGATCTGATCGCGGCTTTCGGCGGTGTCGGTGGCGCGGTCATCAAGATGGTGCAGGCCGTCGAACCGCTCATCACCGCGTTTTTCGACAAGGTGGCCGCACTGGCGCAGAAGATTGGCCCGCCGCTTGAGAAAGTGTTTGGTGGTATCGCCGACAAGATCAGCAAAATCAATTTCAGCGGCTTCACGGGCCAATTGTCTGGCTTGTCCGGCCCTATCGCCGCTGTGACCGGCTTGCTGGGTGCGGCTGGTCTTGGTGGCGCGTTGAGCGGCTTGAGTGGCGTGCCGGTGATTGGCGGATTGCTGTCGAAGTTCGGTGGCGTCCTGTCTGGTCTTGGCGGGCCTATCACGCTGGTGATTGGCGCTCTGGCCGGCCTTATCGCCACGAGCCCGCAATTGCGCAGCGAATTCGGCACGATGCTGCAGAACGTTTTCGTCAGCTTGCAGCAGGCATTCCAAATGCTTCAGCCGTCGATTCAGACGCTCATGACGGCTTTGAGTCAATTGGCGGCAGCTGTCATGCCGGTAATCACCAATCTCGTCGGCCAGATAATCCCGCTGCTGACACCGATAATCTCCACGCTTGTGGGTGCTTTGGTGCCGGCCATTCAGGGCATTCTGACCGTGGTGACCACCGTCATTCAGGCGATAACTCCGGCCATCCAAGGAGTCCAGCCGGTTGTCACGGCGGTAGTCGCAGCCACCACGGCTGTGATTCAGGCGCTCATGCCGGTCATCTCGCAGATCAGCAGTCTCATCACTGACGTGGTGGCTGCCATCACGCCGGTGATTCAGGGCCTTGAGCCTTTGGTCACGACTGTGGTGCAGGCGATTACCAGCGTGATTCAGGCTTTGGTGCCGGTGATTCAAGCTCTCGCACCATTGGTGTCCACCATCATTTCCGCGATCGTCGGCTTTATCAGCTCGACATTGCTGCCGACCATTCAAGCGATGCTGCCTTTCATCCAGGGCATCATCGGCGGCATCACGATGGTGGTCAAGGGCATCGTCAATGTGATTCAGGGTGTCATCAATCTGGTGACCGGCCTTATTAATGGCAATTGGCGGCAGGCTTGGAACGGCTTTAGTCAAATTGTGCATGGTGTTGTGCAAGGCGTGCTCGGCTTTTTGGGTGGCATTGGCAGTGCGATTATCGGCATCTTCGCTGGTGCTGGCACGTGGCTGTGGAACGCAGGCAGTGCGATCGTCAATGGTCTGCTCAATGGTCTGAGGGCGGCTTTCGGCAAAGTTAAGAGCTTTGTGAGTGGCATCGGCGATTGGATCGTCAAACATAAGGGCCCTTTGAGCTACGACAAGGTGATGCTCAAGCCTGCTGGTCTGGCCATCATGCAGGGCTTTGACAAGAGCCTTAAGGCTGGCTGGAAGGACGTGCAGAAGACCGTGAATGGTATGAATGCTCAGATCAATGGCGGTTTCGAGGTGGATGCGTCGAAGTCTGGTCGTGCGAATGTCAGCAATGGCGGTGGCGGTGCCACGTATGTCACGCAGACGTTCAATTATCCGGCGATCGCGCCCACGTCGATTTCGACGCAGCAGAAATTGCAGACGGCGGCAATGCCGCAATGGTGACAAGTGGAAAGGGTGGTAGTCGATGATTCTCACGGATTATCTCATCGAAGGTCAGAATCTGACCGGGGACAATGCGAGTCTGATTGTCGGCACCACCCATTTCACGAGCATCAGCCCGCGCATTAATTCCGTGACCGTGAATGGTCGGAATGGTGTGATGCTTCCTGCTGGTCCGGTGGCTTTCGATGCGCCAGAAATCACGCTGAAATTCATCACCAATGGCCCTGACTCCGACGTGCTGATGCATCGCTTCTATAGGCTCTGCCGTTTGGCTTCCAAGCTGACGCGCGTGGAGCGTGACACGGTGTCCGGTTGGACTCGGCGCATGACTGCAAGCGCAGTGTGCACGTCCTGTCAGCCGGACGGTGACGAGATTCCGTGGGATGACCACCGCGCGGCCACTGCAGTATTTCAACTGCCGGATGTTTTTTGGCAGGGGGAGCAGTGGCAGGAGCGCACCTTGGACGCGACTGGCGGGCGTCTCATGGCCGGTAGTGTCGCCAAGCCCAGTGCCAAGGGTTATTGGACACGGTGGGCTGGATTGCAGAACGCCTCGCCCTCGCAGCTTTTCGACACCATCCCAGAGGGCTGGCTTTCCAATGCGCCAATCGGCACGCTGGTATTGCGCTTCGGTGCCGCAACCGCCGTCACGATCAGTGACCCGATAAGTGGCACGAATCTAATGTGGGGCGGCAAACGCGACGCCTCACGACCTTACCTTTTCGTCGATGCAGCCAATCGCAAGGCGTGGACGGCGGCCAACGCCGACGCTTGGTCTGGTGGCGTGGATGCGTCGAATGGCATCGACTGGACCACGGAGCCACTGCAAGTGTGGCCTGACATTTCGTCCGGCGATTATCGCATCGCAATCAAACAGACCGGCAGCGCCGACAAGGTGACCTGCCGGTTTTTGCAATCCTGGGAGTGATTCATGGCAAAGTCTCTGCACGCGCGCCTCGTAGCCTATCGTCCATTCGGTGACCGACTCGGTGTGCTGGCTGAGCCTGTGAGCTTCAGCGCCAGCATGCTCCACAATGATGATGGCGCAATCAGCATCGAATATTCCCTGCTGTCCGGCGACGCTCAGGCTTTCGACCGCGAGCTTACGGACGGCCTCGAAGTGGCCGTGGAGGTATCGGACGGCAACGGCTTCAAGGAGCCAGATAATGCGCGATTTGTGATTACCGGGCGCTCTGGCAAGACCGATGACCGCACCAAGACCATCACCTACAGTGGCCAGTCGATTGGCTGGCTGCTGTCCAAGGCTGAAAACAATGATTCGTCGCACCTCATCGCCGATGGCGATAACAAGGGTAAGCGGCCATTCTACAGCTCCAATCCGGGCACGATTCTCAAGACCTTGCTGGACGAAAATCGTCAGCGTGGTGGCGTGGCCACCGGCCTGACCTTGGGCTTCGACACGGCCAAGGACTCTGCCGGCAGTAATTGGGCAAAAAAGTACACTCTGTACTATTCGCTCGGCACCGATTTGCAGACCATCCTGGACGCCCTGGTCAATGGTGGCGGCTGCGACTGGCGCACGTCCGGCAGGACGCTCAAGCTGTGGAATGCCGACAGCACCGCCTTGAGCCGCGACCTGAGCAAGAGTATTGTGCTGCAGCTTGCGCGTGACATCAGCGAAGCACCCTTCGAGGAGTCCATCGCTGACCTCGCGTCCACCATCCTCGTCGAGGGAGACAATAACCTGCTCTTCCGCATGGACAATCCGAGTGCGCCGACTCCTTGGGGTAAGTGGGAGAGCTATTCCAGCCAGGGTGGCGTGTCTGATAAGGAGACGGCGCAGGCATTCATGCAGTCCACGCTTGATGATGCGGCTAGGGTGCGTGGTCAGTACACGCGCGATCTCATCGTCTCCAATGTGGATAATCTGCCGCTCATCGACTTCCACGCAGGAGATTGGATTACCGCCCCCACCATCTCGCACGGCGAAAAAGTGCGCGTGCAGGAAATCGACCTGTCCATGCGCCAGAATGAGGGGCTATCCTGCTCAATCGCTCTGAATGATATTAAGTATGATGCTTCCGTCCGTCAGGCGAAGAAGATCAAGGGCATTACCGGTGGCGCGGCATTGGCCGGTAGTGAGAGCGGCACCACCGTCTCCACCGACCATGACCATCGCGTGCCGAAAGCGCCGCTCGGTCTCATCGTGCAAACCGATGCCTACCTTGGCAGCGACGGTTTCGCGCATGGTCTGGCCACGGCTTCGTGGTCTGCCGTGACCGAAGCGACGAACAACACCGCCATCGAGATCAGCAATTACAGCGTCGAATGGAAATTGCATA